CAGGCGGAGCTGCCACATAAGTGGCAACCTCGCCCGATGTGTATTCAATTGTGATATTTGTTTTCATGCTCCCGATCTCCTTCTTAGCTAAATGTTTCGGTAGGTGTACCAACCACTGTGAATGATAGTGAGACAGTCTGTGCATCCGGTGCTGAACCGCCGACGGATGGGAACACTGGCAACACATTGCAAGCAAAGACTGCGCCAGTCACAGCTGTAAGTGATACAGCCAGAGTGGTATTTGGTGCTGATTCGCATGCTGTCCAGAGTGATTCGCACAGTGATCCTGATGCGCCCCAGTCTGCAAGCATTTCAACTTCAAGTGTCCATTGATCGTCAATGGCCTTGTATGCACGCCCATCAAGTGTCTGATATGTCTCGATGGTGTGCTCATTTGAGAGTGTTACTGATGAAGCTTGTGCATCATAGTTGACAGTCGCGATCGTCAATACTAGATCGCGTCCGGTGATGACGGTCGTTGGCATAGCTTGTCTCCTAGTTTGTTTGAGTGTATTGAGTGGATATTTCAATCTCGCAAGCGAGAATGTCGGACGCTCCGATTGAAATTGGCGTTGGATTAGACACAGAGCCGACTGTGTAACCTGACGGAATAACCGCCAGAATGCTCATGACTAGCTGCTCGATGTTGTCAAGCGCGGCGGCATTTGAGTACATTGCAACGCCGACAGTGATGACGAGATTGACTTTGACACGAGTTGATGTGCCTATGAGATTGGCTTCTAGATACGGCGATGCTGGGACGACTGCAGCAAATGGCACGATTGGCGATTCAGGCACTGAGTCATAAGTATTGGCTGCGACGCCTGCGATTGCTGTCTTGATTGCACCTCGGACGCTTGTGGCAATGGTTGATGCAGGCATCAGCTCACCATCGATCGAGTATCGACCAAATCACCTAAAAGCCCTATGCACCTGTTTGTGAGACTGCGGCCCATCCGGAACGGCGTCGGGCTAAAGTCCACGCCTTCGATCTGGCCGCCTGCAGCTGTGCGGCTTTGGAATACTTCAACCGCGACTGCAAGGATTGCGCTTTCGACATTTGGATTGCCGATGTAATAAGTGGCCGCGCCGTAGCCGGATAAGGTTGCAGTGCCATTCGGAATGATCTGACGGATCGAGACATCTGCATTTGTTAGCGCGGCCGTGAAATAAAGATCCTCAGCCTTTGTGACTGTAAATGTGGCAGCAAATGGCGCAGGCATCTTTGTGACGACGACTGACTGACCTACTGCAAAAGTGTGTGGCTCCCGTGTGTAGAAATAGGCGACATTGCTGGCCAATTTGTACTCAGTGATGGCTGTGGTGTTCTGCGTAAGGATTGGCAGGATCACGCCTTCGGCCGTGTCGATGATGTCGTCCAGATATGCGTCATTGTAGAGAGATGAGCTCACGCCAAGAATTGATCTCAGCTGTGAAGCTGTAACGATTGCCGACATGAGCTCATCCCTTCTACTGCTCGGCCACCTCGGGAGCGAAATGGCCGATGTTTAATTGGTGGAAATTACTGCTTGTTATTCTTGAATGCGCCTGCGCCGATCTTGGTTGCAATTGCACCGTATCCGTACATCATGATTGAGATTTGTCCGGTTGCGATGACATCTGCACGCAGCTGGAATGTTGGTGACTCATACCATGTGTATGCATCAGGATTGACGATCAAGATTGATCCGTCTGTGTCTGTGCCTGCAGCTGTGTTGGCTGTGACATAGAGATCGAGTCCTGCGACATTGCCGCGAACTGAATCTGGACGAACTACACCGCCAGCATTTTGTGGCTGTGATGCGTTGTAAATTGGACGACCTGAATCGTTAAGTGTCATGAGGTTTGACCACTGCGCTGTGTTCACAATGAGATTGCGAGCAAAGCCCTGTGTGCCGTTATACACGGATGCAGCACCGCGAGCAATTACGCCAAGCAATTCTGCAGCTGTTGGATATGTTGTGGTTGTTGTGCCATCGGCTGTTGCGCCAGCAATCAATGCTGCATTTACTGCAGTATCTGTGACCTTTGCGTACTGCGCAGCCATGTTGCGCATCAATTCATCAACGAATAGTGGTGATGAGCGATCGAAAAGCTCAACGGAGAATGTCTGAGATCCGCTGTACTTTTTAACACTCACGCTCAAGAATTCTGAGTTTTGATCGACATCTGCAACTGTGCCGCCTTCGGCTTCCTCAGTTACTGATGGGAGCTGTGTGATCTTTGGGATCTCGAATGACATGCCAGCATCAGGCAATGTGCCACGGCTGATCGCATCGATGTTGCTTCTTGTCGCATTTGCAAGGCCGTTGATCACTGTTGTGAGCTGGCGTGTTGGTACAAGACCAGCATTGTCTGTTGTATCTGCTGCAGCTGCGACATAGGCGCGAGCTTCCTCAGATCCCATTGCTGCCTTGATTGTCATCTCAAGCTGCTTTGTAGCTGAGAAATCTAAGCGAGGCTTTGCTGTGAATACGCCAGTGGTGCTGGCGGCTGTGACTGACTGTGCGGCTTCAACCGTCTCTGTAACGGCTGCCGCGTCTGTGACGGTGTTTTCCACTTCGTCTCCTTCTGTTGTTGGTGTTGGTGTTGCATCCTCATCCGGTGCGGATTCGGAATTTTCATCGCCTTCTGTCGCTGCGACTTCTGCAACGCGAGCTGATCGCACTGCAGGCTCTGAGACAAGCGCAACGCCTGTCAGCTCAGCCTTCAAGACTTTCATGTATCCCTTTTCTTGGACATAATCATCGACGGCCAATTCCACGCTGAATCCATCGCGCAATCCATCCATCGCTTCGATCAATGCGTCATTGCCAGCTTGTGTCGAGCTGATCTTGAATGTTGCGTTGATTGCTGAATCGCCATCAAGTGACATCTCCATGCTGCGACCAATTCGGCGTGTGCGATCGTGCTCAAGGTTAAGAAATACTTGCTGAGGCTCGATCGATCCTTTTGCAAATACGACTTTGCCAGTGCTTGCATTTGCAGGCTCATCGAATGCGACGATGCGACCGGAGATCGTGCGTGATTCCGAATCGGCTGCAGTGATTGTGATTGGTGTTGTCAGTTTCATCCGATGATGTCCTCTGCTTCTCTGATTTCGTCAATGGTCATTGCACCAATGCGATTGAGTATTTCGTACACTTGCGCTCTTTCGTAAGGATTGCCGCGCAAGAAATCGTCCAAGTCATAACGCACATATTCTGAGGCTGGGGTGAAATCCGTTAATGAAAGCCTTTGTTCAATGATTGTCAGGATCGGACGAATTGAGAAATCGATGAGATCGCGACGCTGATTGACAGCGTTGGAATAGGTCGTGCTCGATGGATCAGCTGATGCGAACCATGCTGGCATTCCAATAGCGCGACACAATTCAAGTGCAAGATATTGACGCGCTTCATTCATTTGCAATTGCTTTGGATCAAATCCGACAGTCTCCAGTGATACATCTGCATTGAGCACTGTGACTGACTTCGATGTGCGATTTAAGAATGTTTCTTTAAGTGCCTGGAGTCGCTCTTTCGGCAAATTTGTGCCATTGGTCTTGACGACCATTTGTGGCGCAGGATTTAATGCGAAATCGTAAGCGGCGCGCTCCAAAGCATGTGCAGCTCTTACTGTACGGCCTGCGCGATTAAGCAATCCTTCTTGCATGTTGCCAAAGACGACAAGTTGCTCAGGCGCGATCGTAATTCCATCGACTGTGTAGCTTTCGATTTGTGTGCCATTGGCATTTGTAAAGACGCCGACGCGCTCTGGCGCAACGCGCTCCATTGCTTGAATGCGTCCGGTGTCTGCATACCGCTGAGTCACGACTGCATACGCCGCTGGACGAAATAGCAAATCCTCAGCAATCCATGCCCAAAATTCTGCGCCTGTAATTCGTGGATCAGGCTGATTGATCACGCGAGCTGATGAGACTGTCTCTCTTGTGGATTTGTTCTTTGTCTCCAATGGCAGTGATGCCACAGTCGAGCAAATGATTCCGCGAGCGCGTGCGATTACTGGCACGCCCATCGCCTCAGATCGTGATGCTGATTGAATGCCGCCGAAATATGGCGCACCGATTGAATCGAGTGAATTGACCGGAGCCAATGACGCATCGACGATGTTATCAATCGGCTTGGCGGCTG